GTTGTTATCCGTGGTATGTCATATCGTGTTCTAACTGTAGTTAGCGATACTGATATGTATTTAACCACAGAGTATCGTGGCGTAACCAATAGCGTATATAGCGTAATTATTTCTAGAACAGTTGACCAAAGAATTCCACAATCACAATGGTATGACACGTTAGACGGTTCAGGAAATGGTTCTAACCTAACAGGATACAATCTTGATTTAACTCGTGTTCAAATGTTTTACATTGATTATTCTTGGTATGGTGCGGGAGTAGCACGTTTTGGTTTAAGAACAACTAACGGTGCAATTACAACTGTTTATAACTTCCAAAATAACAACGTAAACTATTCTGCTTATATGCGTTCTGGTAACTTACCATCACACTATGAGCAGTTCGGTCAAGTTCCTATCACGTACATTACTTCAAGTATTACAACTGGGAGCTCAAGCCTCAACGTAGCAAGTACGTCAGGATTTAACCCTGCAGGTGGAACAATTAAAGTTTTATCTAACGGAACATCAGGTGTTTGCGAATACATGAATTACACAGCGTTAACTGATACTTCATTTACAGGATTAACTCGTGCAGTAACAGGAGGCTTAACTTCAGCGCAGTCATTCACTTATTCTGCAACTGCGCCAGTTACCGTTGAATATTTAGCACCCGATACTTGCGCAACATTATCTCATTGGGGTTCATCCGTAGTTATGGATGGCGGATTTACACAAGACGTTTCATTATTCTTTAATTATGGTATGACATCGCCACTTGTAACTACTGCAACTACAGCTTATCCAATTATGGCTATTCGTGTTGCGCCTACAGTTGATAACGGAACAGTTGGAACATTAGGTCAAAAAGAAATTATTAATCGCTTGCAATTACAATTGCGTGAATTAGCGGTGTACACAACAAATCCATATTTAGTTCAATTTATTTTGAATGGTATTGTTTCAGGGACTAACTTTACTACATTTACTTCACCCACACAAAGCGGAACAACTACCTCTTCTATTTGTCAAGTTGCAACCAATACGAATACGGGAACTACGATTACAGGTGGTGAATCAATCGCAGCATTCTATACAAACCCAGGAGCACAAACAACTCTTGATTTAACAGCACTTTCTGCTGTAGGTAATTGTATTTTAGGTGGCGGAACAAGCAATACCGTACCGACAGGGCAGGCAGGAACTTACCCTGATGGACCTGATATTTTGTATGTGGTTGTTAATGCGTTTACGGCAACCTCATCAAATATTCAGGCTCGTATCACTTGGCAAGAATCGCAGGCTTAATATGCCATTAATTAAATCAAAATCAAAACAAGCATTTAGTAAAAATGTCGCAGCTGAAGTTAAAGCAGGCAAGCCTGTAAAACAGGCTGTTGCCATTGCATATGAAACTAAACGATCTGTTAATAAAAGAGAAGGCGGAAAACTTCCTGGTTTATGGGCAAATATTCATGCTAAGCAAGAACGTATTAAGCATGGGTCAGGAGAACATATGCGTAAGCCTGGCAGTAAAGGTGCTCCTTCAGACTATGATTTAAAACATTCGCAATCTAAAAAGCAAGGTGGTGATGTTAAACTATCAATTAAAAAAGGTGAAAAAAGACCTACTGATAAAGGGGCAGGGCTTACTGCAAAAGGAAGAGAAAAAGTTAATAGAGAAACAGGCTCACATTTAAAAGCACCACAAGCAAAAGGCCCTAGACATGATTCATTCTGTGCAAGAATGTCAGGAATGAAAGGGCCTATGAAAGATGAAAAAGGTCGACCTACTAGAAAAGCTGCTTCTTTAAAAAATTGGAATTGTAAAGACGGCGGACAGTTAAAGAAGAAACATGATATTAAGGGGTGGTAATGGCTACAAGCGGAACGGTATCTACCACAGTCATAACGGTTCAAAACTTAATAGATAGTGGTGCAAGAAGAGCTGGTAAGCTTGCTGAAGAATTAACTTCAGAACAAGTAGCTGCATCAAAACAAAGTTTATATTATTTGCTATCTAATTTAGTTAATCGTGGCATTCAGTATTGGTGTATCGAAAAAGCAGTAATTGGGTTAATTCCTAATAAGTATGAATATACTTTACCGCTTGGGTGTAATGACATTACTAATCAAAATTATCGAACTGTTACACAAAACACCACAGGTGGGTATTCAACTACAGGTAATGGTTCATATGCGTTTGATGGCGTGTATACAAACATTTGCCAATGTACTAATAACACGAGTTCAATTGGAATTAGCAATGGCACATCCAGCCCTATTTACATGTCTACAATCGGGATTCTGCCTGCTATTACAGGAACAGTTAACTATAATATACAATACTCACAAGATAATTCAACGTGGGTTACTCTGCTAACTCCTACAACCACATCATGGGTGGCAGGCACATGGATTTATAATGACCTTGACCCATCTGCATCAGCGCCTTATTGGCGTATTCTTCAAACTAGCGGCTCGAATATGGGAGTATATCAAGTAGTATTTGGCTCAAGCCCAATTGAAATTCCAATGTACCGTATGAATCGCGATGATTACACAAACTTACCTAACAAAAATTTTCCAAGTAATTATCCATTACAATTTTGGTTAAACAGAACGATTGCACAACCAACTATGGTGCTTTGGCCTACGCCACAAATATATTCACCTCAAATTGTGGCTTGGTATTCAAGATATGTACAAGACGTAGGAGCATTATCAGGTTCAATTGAAATACCACAGCGTTGGTATTTGGCAGTTCAGAACATGCTTGCACATCAAATGTCAATGGAGTTGCCACAAATTGATCCTGCAAGAATTGCTTATTGTGAACAACAGGCAGAAAAGTACTGGTTAATGGCAGAACAAGAAGAAAGAGATAAGTCGCCTATTTATTGGGCACCAAATATTAGTGTTTACACAAGGTAATTATGAAATGGTTAGATACCCGTGGCAATACTGTACTTACTATCCAAATATGCGATAGGTGCAAGATGAAGCGTGCTTATGATGATGTTCAACAAGATGAAAATATACCTGGTTTAAGAGTATGCAGATTCGGTTGTATTGACCAAAAAGACCCATATCGTTTGCCTATGCGCCAACCTGAAAAAATTGCCGTGCGTTTTCCACGCCCAGATGCTCCTGTTGCGCAAGAGCACAATAATATTATTACCGACCCTAATGGCGATAATGCATTAGCTATAACGCAAGGTAATACTCCGAATAACGGCAACTTGAATGATTTAAGCCCATGACCTATCAACAACAACCTGCTAATCCTACGATTATAAGCATAGCCCAAGCGCCAACAACCGTTAGTGCATCAACCGTTTACACAGTTCCATTAAGGTCAAGGACTATTTTACAAAACATAGATATTGTAAATACAAGTGGTTCAACTGCAACATTTGACATATATTTAGTGCCACAAAATAATTCTGCAGGCACGGCAAATGCTTTGTATTATCAATATTCGCTAACGGCAAATAATAATGTCCAATGGCGGGGACAACAAGTATTAGATTCTCAACAAACTATTCAAATAAAAGGTAGTACAACGGCAATAACTATAACAATGAGTGGGGTAACTTATGGTTATTATTAAGATTTACGTTTATAATAAACTAACTTTTAAAGGGTAATGTATGGCAGATATTCGCATATCACAACTCCCTTCAGCCCCAAGTGCTATAACGGGTTCTGAACTTGTGCCGATTGTTCAAAATGGACAAACGGTACAGACAACTGTTTACAATTTAGTTAATAGCCCAACACAAACGCAAACGTATTTAACGGTTAATAACGAATCATCGTTACCGAATAGCCGAAGAATTGGTGGCGGTACAGGCGTTGGCGTTACCGATGGTGGCGCATTAGGTCAATTACTTATTGGTTTAAATGCCGTATCGGGAAGCCTAGAAAGTGCATCTCAAGGTATTATTGTTAAGAATTCAAGCACTACGGTAACTAACCGTAGTATTGCCGTATCGGGTGCTGGTTTAAGCGTTACTAACGCAACGGGCGTAAGTGGAAACCCAACACTAGCTTTATCAGGAACTAATGCATCATTAGCTTCATTATCGGCAACTGGGTTTGTTACTATATCTGGGAGCACGCTTACTACGGCAACCATTACGGGTACAAGCAATCAAATTACAGTTACTGGTGGTGATGCTAGTTCTACACCAACGATTAGTATTGCAAACAACCCAATAATAAGTGGGACTGGCGCTATAACTATTCCAATCGGAACAACCGCACAGCGTAGCGGAACTGCTGGTGCTTTACGTTATAACAGTGATTTAGGCACTTTTGAAGGTTATATATCAACAGGTTGGACAACGGTTGTTAATGAAGGCGTTACAACATTTAGAACAAGTCTATCGGGATTAACTCCAGGTTCCGCAACAACTGGTGCGGTAGTTTTAGCAGGTACGCTTAACCCAGCATCTGGCGGTACTGGCGCAAATACCTTAACAGGATACGTTTACGGAAATGGCACAAGTACGATGACCGCTTCTACAACGATTCCTGCAAGTGCAATAAGTGGCACATTAGGTGTGTCGGTAGGTGGCACAGGCGCAGCATCATTAACTGGAATTCTTAAAGGTAATGGAACATCTGCGTTTACTTCTGCAACATCAGGAACTGATTATGCTCCAGCAACATCTGGGGCATCAATTCTTTATGGTAATGGCGCTGGTGGATTTAGTAATGTAACCGTTGGGTCGGGCTTATCTTTTGCAAGTGGCACGTTATCAGCGCCAGCTGGAAGCGGAACTGTAACAAGCGTATCAATAGTTAGCGCAAATGGATTTTCTGGTTCTGTTGCAAGTGCCACATCAACCCCATCAATAACTTTAAATACATCTATAAGCGGATTGATTAAAGGAAATGGAACGGCATTATTGTCAGCAACCTCAGGAACTGATTATTCTGCGGGTACATCTGCTTTAGCATCGGGTATTGTATTTAGCACAACAAGTACTGGTACATTAAGCATTGCATCCGCAACAAATATTAATAATACCTTTGGTTCGCAATTGGGTAATTTGTTTTATGCAACTCCAAATGGCACTTCTTCAACACCATCTTTTAGAGCAATTGTTGCAGCTGATATTCCTACATTAAATCAAAACACAACAGGAACAGCAGCTTCTATATTGGATGGAAGCGCAAATCAAATTCCTTATCAATCAGCACCAAGCACAACAGCATTTATTCCTGCACCAACAAATAATACATTTTTATCTTATTCAGGAGGTTCATTCGCATGGGCTGGCGTAAGTGGTGGGGTGGGCGGAGTTTCCCAAATTGTTGCTGGAACAAGCATAATTTTATCACCGTCTATCGGCACTGGAACTGTAACGGTTAGTGCTTTGCCAAGGGTGCTTGCTAGTACTGCTAATAGTGCAACGCCAACTTTAAATACTGATAATTACGATATGATGGTAATAACAGCGCAATCTGCAAATATTACTTCATTCACAACTAATTTAACTGGAACACCTGTAAATGGGCAAAAATTATGGATTTCTATTACAGGAACAGCTGCAGTAGGTATCACATGGGGCGCAAAATTTGAATCATCAACCGTAACACTTCCAACCACAACCGTTACAACGGCACGTTTAGATATTGGGTTTGTGTGGAACGTGGCTACAAGCACATGGCGTTGTGTTGCCGTAGCATAGGAGAATAATGGCTACATATTATTGGGTTGGTGGAACAGGAACTTGGGACAGTTCTACAACAACACACTGGGCTTCTAGTTCGGGCGGTGCGGCTAATGCG